TGAAACTTTGTGATGAATGCAAACTTCCCACAAATTTTTGTGCTTGTGTCAAGTTACAATCTGGTTTAACAACTGTAGGAATTTTTGCATTTGAACGTGTTTTAAACTATCTTTTGGTACGTCTCATGGATTTTCTTTTGTTTTATAATTTAGCACCTAGTGTTACGAATTGGATTTTTAATAACTCTAATTCTTATATTTTACAAAGGTTGCGAAATTTGCAGAAGAAGTCTCGAGATTATATGTACGAGAAATATAGCTTATACAAACCTCAAGCTATAGTAGCAACAATCTTGGTTGTTGTTGGTGTAGTAATTTCTTGTTATAAACTATTATATTCTGTTAAGAAGCAAGGAGTGAATTTTTCCAAATGGGGAGATTCATATCCAGATCTTAATGAGAAAGAAAGTACATGGCAAAAAGAAGACTATGTTGTAGACACGTTTGATACTACTCCACAGAGTTTATCAGCCAAAGGTTTATCTAAGAATCAAATTGATTCGATGATGGCAAGAGCTACTTCTTATTTGAGTTTTTATCATGAAGGTAAACGAAAGTATTGTCGTTTATTTAATATTAAAGGACAGAAATTTTTGACACCAAATCATTGTATACCTCAAGATGGAGATTTGTCATGTAAAATCGTGCGTTCTAAACTTTATTTTAATAGAGGAGAAACAATCGATTTTATATTACAACAATCACAAATTGAGCGTTATCCATCAAATGATTTATGTTTAATCACTATACCTGGTATTGCGAATGGAAAGGATTTAACTGACTATTTTGTTAAGGAAAAATCTTTACATCAAGGACCAATTACAATGGTTAAACGGAATTTGAATGGACAGGAGGTTAAGGAGGAAGCTCCATTTACTAAGATTGAGACTCTCAATCATGGTATTTTAAATGGAGCCTCATTTCCCGTGTGGAAAACTCCTGGCTTTAAAACGCAAGATGGTGATTGTGGAGCCTTATGTTATCGATTTGATGATATGGGACTTCGCATCTTAGGTATTCATGAAAGTTATGAAACTCGAATGGGAATATATGGCAATGCTTGTGCTATTGTCTTAACAAAGGAATTTATTGATACTCTTCCATTAGATAATGAAGTAGGTACTGTTGAACCTCAATTAGGTTTAATGAATGAGTCTGTTGAACTGCAGCCAATAGGTGAACGTTCATGTTTAAGGGTTGTTGATGAGGGTTGTATTAAAGTTTATGGTAAAATACGACACATTAATAAACCTCGATCTCAAGTTAAACCTACCTTATTATGCGATGATATGAAAGATCTGGGGTATCCTTTGAAATATGGACCACCAGAAATGTCAACCTTAAAACCTTGGAAATTGAATATAAAGAAGCAAGTCCAAGCTGATAACTATACTCGATGGGATGATCTTGTAAAGATCAAAAAGCATCTATTGAAACGATGGTTAACTATTGATGAGAGTCAAAAGGATGAAATTAAAATTTTAGACTTTAAGACTACTATAAATGGCAAACCAGGTGTTCGTTATATAGATGCTATTCCACGAAATACATCAGCAGGATTTCCTTTTTGTAAATCAAAGAAATATTACATGATTAATGTTCCTTGTGATAAGGGATTACATGAAATGGAATTTGATGATATCATAATGGACAAGGTTTATTGGCGTTTGGAACAATATGCAAAGATGAATCGAACTTATCCAGTTTATCGTGCTTCATTGAAGGATGAAGCAACAAGTTTGCGTAAGATTGAGCTCGGGAAAACCCGTGTATTCATGGGAGCTCCTGTTGATTTTACAATTGCTATGAGATCTCTTTTATTATCTTTTGTTCGTGTTGTTCAGAGAAATAAATTTGTATTTGAATCTGCTCCAGGCACTGAAGCACAGTGTATTGAGTGGGATCATTTATACAGATATTTAACTGAACTAGGTGAAGAAAGAATGATATTTGGAGATTTCTCAGGTTTTGATGTTACAATGAGATCAGATTTTATGCGAGCAGCATTTGATTTGATTGAAGATTTCCATAGAGAATGTGGAGCTTCTGATCTACATTGTAAAATGATTAGATCCTTATCGTACGATGTTATTTTCCCTCTTGTTGAATATAATGGAGATTTGATAGAATTGAATGGTAAGAATCCTAGTGGACAACCTTTAACTGTTATTCTTAATGGTATAATTAATTGCATGTATATGCGATATTGTTATCTTAAGATGAATCCAGATAAAGAGTTAGATACTTTTGATGATAACATTCGATTACTAACTTATGGTGATGATAATGGAATGGGAGTATCTGAGAATGTTCCCTGGTTCAATCATTCATCTATTCAACAAGCATTGTC